ATATTTTCCAACGGGTTAGAGGGCGGAATCAGTCCTCTCACTATTGGGACGGCCTTCTGTATGAAAAAAGGGGATAAAATGGCACGGGGTGGCGCAAGGATAGGAGCAGGCAGACCAGCCGGACGGACAGAGCTGGAGGCCAGAGGGCGCAGGCTTCAACGGGAGATCAACAAAAAGATCGCGCTGGAGGCGGGGAAAAGCCCGCTGGATTTTCTGTTGCTGGTCATGCAGGACACAGACAACAAGATCAATCTGCGGATGCAGGCAGCCGTTGCAGCCGCACCATATTGCCACGCCAAACTTTCATCGGTTGAGGTCAAAGGCGATGCCACCGCCCCGCTGCAGGTTCAATCCGACATCGGGCAGGCATTGGCGGCACTGGCAGAGCTAGCAAGGCAGCAATCGGGGCAGGTAATTGATGTGCTTCCGGCTGAGATCAAGGAGATCGAGCCGCCCAGATAAACCTAAAGGTCTCATTCTATTGTGCGGTGCAATATAATAATGCGGTGTTATGGCAGGTTGGAAGGGGTCAAGTAGTTCGCAGGTGCAGCAATTAGGGGTGCATGTATGTATGCGGGGTCGCCCCCCATTCGGGTCGGGCGCGCCAAGCATACTACCCTCCCCCTCCCATATTCAAATTTATGAATTGGGTAAAATATTCGCCGATTAAATCCCCCCTCTGGCGATTTTTTTGCAAATCAAATTTTTGAATTACTTGACAGTAAATCTTTTAATGCTATTGTGTGTGTAGGCAGCAAGGGAGAGTGTTATGGACATTGTTAATCGGTTGCGTGGTGATTATGGATTGCCTATTGCGTTAGAAACAATACCGATTTGCCATGAAGCTGCTGACGAGATTGATCGGTTGCGCCAGCAGGTTGCGGATTTGATTAATGCTTTGCAAACTATAAACAAATGGCAACCAAGCAGTAAGACACAACCGCGCCAAAAAATTATTGATAATATACAATTCTATGCCCATCTTTCTATTGCCAAAGCAACAGGGGGTGAGTGATGATGTATTGCAAAAAACCGGTTGTCGTTGAAGCCGTTCAATGGTTCAATGAAGGGGATCACCCCGCCGTAATTGCAAAAGCAAAAGGACACACAGGACTTTATGTTGCCGAATCATGGCAAACACACATGAGGGAGCAGGGCTATCCGTATGGTGTTGATTATATCATAAAAACTCTTGAGGGTGATATGCAGGTTTCCAAAGGTGATTGGATCATTAAAGGTGTTAAAGGTGAGTTTTACCCATGTAAACCAGATATTTTTAACGTGACTTATGAACCCATCACCAAAGCAACAGGAGGTGAGTAATGACGGACGAACAAAAAATTCGGGCTTATGAGTTGGCGTTGCAAACAATTTTGTTTAAATGCCACAAACGTAAAATGTTAAAAAATTCGCCTAATTTGGAAGAGTATTGGAAAGGATTTGTAAATAACACGCTTGAATTAGCTGCAATTTTGGAATCAGTAGGCGACATTGCGTATGCGGCATTGAATGAAGCTGATGACGGCAAGGAGGCTGCGTAATAGAATTGGGCGGCGTGTTTTTACTGTTTCCGCGCCTTGCAGTCACAGAAGCAGAACAGTGTCATGTGACTGACCAATATAAGGGAGCTGATCCCACCCTCCCGTCCACTGGCCCCTTGCTGCCAAGCTATGCCGTGGCGAGAAGAAAACGGGGTATATGGGATCGTAATTTGACCTGACTACCAATAAGTGGGCAATATATGTCTACAGAAGGGTCATGAATGTCAGGCGGGTGGGCCAAGTCTCGTGAGGCCCAATGATCTGGATACTTGCAAGGGAGGCGATGCCCAACACAGGTCGGAATGCCAGACTTGTGGGCCAATTCGTGAGGCCCAACTATCGGTAGGCGAAAGGGGAGAATTGCAAATGATAGATCCAGCAATAGAAGTGTTTAACGGAACAACAAGGCCAATGATGCTTGTCACATCAAATTCCCTTGCTGCCGTTCCAAGCGAGTCAATAATTGAACCGGGCCAGTCACTTGTCCTGTTTGACCAGCGTCAAAAGCTCACGACAATGTTCCGTGAGCTGACAGAAAAAGAGATGGATAAATACATCGAAGAAAAATTGGAAAGGGAGAAAGACAATGACAAATGATAAACTAAAGTCTTACGTCGAACGTATAGAGAAGCTGGAAGAGGAAAAAGCTGCTCTCGCTGCCGACATTAAAGATGTTTACACAGAAGCCAAATCCACCGGATTTGATGCTAATGCGCTCAAAAAGATCATAGCCATCCGTAAAAAAGGCCAAGATAAGCACAAAGAAGAGCAGCAAATGATTGCTCTTTACATGAAAGAATTGGGTATGTTGGCGGATACACCCCTTGGCAAAGCCGCTATTGAGGCCGCTGTCGAAGCCAAGCTAAAAGAAGATCCTGCTTGGAAAAACCTTAAATGACAAAGCTAGACGGGCAAAAGGCGCTTGAGATTGTCCAATCATCTGTTGCTGGAATGGATCAAACCGCCCAGCTGGGGACATTGGCTCGCCTCAAATGGCTTAAACAAGCCCGTCCAACCCAGATAATCCCGGAAAATCACAGCTGGACAACATGCGGCGTTATGGCAGGGCGCGGTTTTGGCAAAACCAAAATGGGCGCTGAATGGGCATGGTGGAAAGCCTTTGAGAACCCAAACCGATACGGGGCTATCATTGCCCCGACCAGATACGATGCTCAGGCTGTGTGCATCGAGGGACCAGCGGGAATCATGAATTGCTGCCCGCGAGAATTAATATCGTCCTATAACAAATCTGAATTAAAGATCACATTCACAAATGGTTCGACTTTACAGGGGTTTAGCTCCTCAGAACCTGACCGGTTGCGCGGCCCGCAGCACCATTTTGCGTGGTGCGACGAGTTGGCGGCATGGGAAAACCCAGACGATACATGGGACATGCTGCAATTTGGTATGCGATTGGGCGACCACCCGCAAACAATATGGACAACCACGCCACGGCCTATCCCGCTTGTCCGAAAGCTCATTACATTGCCGGGATCATTGCTTATTCGGGGAAGCACTTATGACAATAAAGATAATCTGCCGCAGTCATTCTTTGATGCTCTTGACCAATACAAAGGCACGAAAATCGGGCGGCAAGAGCTTCTGGGTGAGTTGCTGGACAATGAAGAAGGCGGGATCATCAAGCGTGGATGGTTCAGCATTTGGCCCAGGAATAAGCCACTCCCGCCGTTCCAAACCATTGTTGTCTCAATGGATACAGCTTTTACAGAAAAAACCCTTAACAAGAAAACGCATGATCCAGACCCGACAGCTTGCGTGGTTATTGGGCATTTTGACCACGACGGAATGATTGGGTTTATGGTCCTTGATTGCTGGCAGGAGCATCTGGGATTCCCTGAATTGGTGGAAAAAGCCAAAAAAGAGATGCAGGTCAAATGGGGAGACGACGAGTTTCGCGCCCAAATTAAGCCAAAATTCGGGTCATCTAAGCCATACAATATGGGCAAAAAGCCGGATCATTTAATTATCGAAGATAAGGGGTCGGGCATATCCCTCCGGCAAATGCTGTATCGAGAAAACATATTCCCGATTGCCTATAATCCGGGGAAAAACAGCAAATTGACCCGCCTTCACGCCGTTTCTCATATATTTGAAGCCGGTCTTGTGTATCTGGTCGAAAGCAAAAAGATTCCAGAAGAACCGGCAACATGGACCAGCGAGATGGTTAGCCAGCTTTGCACTTTTAGGGGAGACGGATCAATTCGGCACGATGATTACGTCGATGCCATGACTCAGGCTTTGCATTGGCTGGCAGATAATGCTAGATTATCCGTCACCGAGGATTATGACGAACCCTATTTAGGCCCGCAAAAACCAGTGGTAAACCCGTATGCCATCTAATTATCCAACGCCGGAACAGCTTCGACAAGAAACTGCTTTGCTGCAAAGAATGGCTAAAGCAGGATATGCAGGCATCCCAACCGGCGGCAATCCACACTATTCAATGATTAAGCCTGAAAGAGATAACCCAAACCTTTCAGAATTGCCGCCATTAGAGCAAATGGGGTTTGTACCGCACCAGCCACAAAAAAGTTTTGCCGAGCAGCAAGCAGATGAGATGCGTATGCTTAACAAAGCTCCGGGGGCAACTGGATATATATCTCAAAAAGCACCGTCAATTATCCCATTAAGTGCCGTAATAAAAAAAGACGAGCTTCCCGGAATGGAAGATCCAAAATCTCCTCAGTATCCCATATCCTTAACCCCGCAGTTTGTTGGCAATAAAAATAGAGGGTTAGAGGCGGTTACATCTGTACCTCTTGCTGGGGGAGACCTAACGGTTCAAGGGATGGCATCCCGTATGTTTGGAAGGTTCAAAGGAGAACCAGAATATGATGTAAGGGCAACATTCACCAAAGGCTTTGCAGATGGTGGATTTGTTGATGGTAAAAGCCTTGAAGAGCCGATTGGACAAAATACAGAGCAACAAATCAATTCTTTGCTGTCCAACGGCGGTCTAGCCAGCACCGCACGGCCTGATCTTGCCTCGTTTGCCAAAGGCGGAGATGTCGATATCAATGACTTCCAACCTCCTTTGCAGCAACAGCAACCAAACGCAATGGAAGTTTTAAAAGCAGAATTTGCCAAGCGCGGATTGGACTTCAATAAATTCATAGCTTCTCCGCCAGTTATGCAGCAGGCGCTTGCCAATGCACAAAATATGGGGATAAAGGGCGACACAATGCTGGCCCACATTAACCCAAAAGAAGCCAAATTGCTTAAAGAGCATGGTGGATCTGGGGATATAAATCCCAATACCGGATTGCCTATGTTTGAAGATGGTGAAGGAGAAGGCAACGGTAACGGAACTTCATCAAGCCAAGGAGAACAAGGTCCGGGGATTGGCAATAACGATACTTTTGGTGCTGCTACAAACGAACAAGGTCCGGGACTCGGATTGAATGACAGTTTTGGCGCTCAACCTAATGCTCAAGAACAGGGTCCAGGTCTTGGT